CCGCTGCGTTCACCGTAAAACTGTAGGTCACCGAGCCGTTATCGCCCAGGGTCGCAATGCCGTTTTCAATGGAGACAATGCCGGACGCGCTGGAGTAGCCGTCAGCGTCCCGGTCGATGAAAATAGTTCCGAACTCGGTTTTCTGCTCCTTGCCGTAGGCAGTCAGGTAGCGCCTGCGGTTGTATGTGTCCGCAAGCTGAGGGTACTCGCGGGAAACTGCGTCCGCTCCTTCCATGTAATCGTAGACATGGGGAAAGGCGTAAGGCACCTTGTCATAATCATCCCAATAGGCCACGATAGGGAGAAAGGGCTGGGGCGGCGCGTCACCTGTGAAGTTGTACGCTCCCGTCATCCAGTACCTCGCGGCGTAGTAGGTGTTGGAAACGCCCCGGTAGGTCTCGCCCAGGTTCTCCGGCGTATCGTAAATCTGCCAGTTCCAGCCGTAGGCCGGCATTCCCAGGAAAATCTTGTCCGGGTCCATGACCTGGGTGGCGTAATCGTAAATGCCCTCCAGCCAGCTTCTTGGCGAAACCGGTCCCGGCGCGGAACCCGCCCAGGCCATGCCGTAGCTCATAATAGTCGCCGTGTCACAGTAGGCGTCGAGGTCCCCGTAGACACACCAGTTCTCGCCGCCCACCGAGCCGTTGACGCTGGTCATCCCCGGCAGACAGATGTTCATGTGTTTGCCGGAATCATAGGTTTTCACGGTATTGTAGATGTTCTGGAACATGGCGGTTGACGCGGCATGGGTGGAATAGCCGTCCCCGCGTTCCAGGTCAATGTCGATGCCGTCACACCAGGGGTATTTCTCCATGATGCGGATGATCTCCGAAAGGAACATCTCCTGCGCCCCGTTTGTGTTGTCCCGCAGGGCGCGGAAGATGCTGTTCGCCCCGTCGTTTGCCACCGTCAGCAGCCACTTGATATGGGGCCATTTGTTGATGTAGGTGAGCATATCCGAAATCGCCACGCCGCTCTCGTAAATCTCCCCGGTGGCCCGCACCTTAAAGGAGAACAGCCCGATCTGGCTGATGCGGTCGCCGTAGTCCCGGAGGGCTTCATACATCCGGGCATTTCCCATGAACGTCCACACCATGATCTGCTTGCCTTTCAGTGTATCCATCAGATTGGCTCACCTCCATCCTGCATTTCCTGCATCTCAAACAGCACCCTCGCCGTTTTCCCTTCCGGGAGCGTCACCTTATGCTTGGAATCCCAGGCGGCGCTGTACTGGTAAAAGCCCTCTTTTTTCTCCGGGCTGCCGTTCTTCGTACACTGCCGTGTGCTGGCAAGCAGAGCAAGGTCCGCTTCGGCCGGGACAGCGTTAGGGAAAGATACCTTCTGGCCGCCCGCCCCCTGGCAGAGGGAAACCGCCCCCGCTTCCAGGTCGGACTTGGGGTATAGATGCACATCCAGTCCAGCGGAAGTCTCCCCAAGGTTAAAGAGGATGACCGTTTCCTCGCCCCGCACCACGCCGTTGAACCAGACAGGGGCTTTGACTTCGCCGTCCACACGCAGCTTTTGGAGGAAGGGTTCGGTATGAGGCGTGTATCCCGTCAGCGCCGGACCTTCCTGAAGCATCAGGTCCGTAAAATAGATCGTGCCGGAGCAGTCCGCAATGGTAGGCTTCACGGTAACGCTCACGACACGCATATCCTGTTTCCGGTTGATAACCTCCGCCAGCCGGATAAAAGCAATCTTAGCCATCCAGCGTCCACTTCATCTCGCAGGGATGGCCTACCCATCCCGTCACCACGGACCCAGCCTGCAGGAGGATGTCCGTGATATAAAGCGTCCCGGTGCAGTTCGTTATGCACACCCGCACTGTGATGGACTTTACCCTGGAAGAATAGTTTTCCGGCGTAATCCGGGCGGAGGTCGAAGATAAATAAGCCATAGACACCTCCTAATACAAATCAATGAACCGGCTTTCCGTGCTGCCGTCCTCATACTCGATCACCACTTCAATGCCCACCTGGGAATCCTCGCTTAACTTCTCCAGATTTTCCGAGCCGATCTGCGCCGACAGGGTGTAGCTGGAGCGGTTGGCGGGATAGACGGTCTGGGACAGGCTCTTGGTCATGCCGGCCACGCCCTCCGCTTTGAAAGACGCCGTGCCGGACGCGCCGTTTTCACTGTCCGCCTCAAAGCCGGAACTGACCCAGTAGGCAAGCCCGTCATCGGCGCGGGAGTTTCTAAGCAGATTGAAAGGAACCATTTCTCGGATGTCGTTGTTCGACACCATGCTGGTGCCTTCCAGCGAGTCCGCCGCGTTGTCCCATTCACTGGCGGAACTGCCCAGGTTCTTCAGCGTGGTGGAAAGCTCCAGCACCGTGTTCCACGGCTCCTGCAGGTTGTATTCCCGGCGGACAATTCTTGTGGTGACCGAAAGCCCCAACTCCTTATCCTCCACCCGGACGTAATCTCCCAGTTCCCAGGCTTCATGCTCGTAGCCCGTCAGCACGGATAAGTCCATTGCGTTTAACACATAAGAAATGGTGGGCTTTGCGTAGTCAGCCAGCCGCATCTCGGCGTATTCCTTCATCTGGTAGGGATTCGTGAAAGAGGAGCAGTCCAGGGTGGAGATTCTCACCTCGTCTGTGTAGGTGAAGTCCTCCACATAGGGCCTTCCGCCGTTGATGTCCGCGAAGGTCATCCCTTCCGCGCCCACGGCGTACAACCGGGTCACAAGCTCCCTGGTGTCCACCACCCGCTGGATGGATTTCATGTTCTTCTTGTAGGCAAAAAGGGCGCCGCTGTCCTTGCCGTTGACCGTCAGCAGATGTACCAGCCGGTTCGGGCAGTCAAAGACCAGGTCGCCGCCGTGGAGGTCTGCGGTATTCCGAAGGATGGACAAAGCGTTTTTCTCCGTACTGGTCCAGGTGCGCTGTGTCCGCACCGTCACTGTGCCGACGCTCCATTCCGTACCCTCCAGGGCGTATGCCATCGCCGTTTCCGGGTACTCCGCTTCAAAGGTACGTTCCTCCTTGCGGACAGAGAAGGTCAGGTCATAGAACTCCGCCTCCGCGTACACCTCTGTGACGGCACGGCCGTCTGTGTCCCTGGTGTCCGTGACCGTCCTGACCTTATACACATCATCCACGATCTGGATCTTCTTCTCACTGTCGATATACCCCCGCTTGCCGTCCCGGTAGGGAATCTTAAAGGAAAGGGTGTCCTCGCCGTTGATCTCGCTGGTCACAATGATGTCATAAGCGTTTTCCAGTACCGCCTCCCATGCGCCGTTACTGTCCAATACCACTGGCCGTGCATAGCCGATCTTCTCATAGGGCGCTTTTGGGATGTCATAGAGCCGGATATCAATAACCTTCGGTGTCCGGGAGGTATCGTTTGTGGTCAGCGTTACCCGGAACCGGATATACGCCCGGTTGGGGGACGCCAGCTTTCCATCCGAGGGAACCGCCGCCCAATCGCTCCATTCCTCCAGGTCATCGCTGGTGGAGGTCTCCACCAGGGAAACCGCCGTGGTGCCGGAGATGTACTCACTGGTCACAGACACACGCCCGGTGCCGGAGAGGTTGCAGTCCGCCGCCGCTGTGGTCAGCACACCCTCGGATGGGTAAACGCCGTTTGATGCCCGGAGTGTGACTGCTCCCGGCTCCGTGATGCCGTCCACATCCCCGGAGGTATCGCCGCCGTTGGCCATAACTGAAGACCGGAAATAGTCCACCAGGTCATCGGCTGTGAGATTCGTATCGCAGTCCAGAAACCAGTCGTCCAGACCGCCGGCGTACCAGTAGGAGTCGGCGTGCATCCCCAGAATCAAATCCGCCGTGCAGGAGCGGTTCAGCTCCCCGGTAAAGGAAAGCACCTCCGATGCCCACACCGTGCCGCTGCCCCGGTCGCCCACCACATACTGCGCCGTCTTGTTGTCCGGCTCGATCAGGCAGGCGATAAAGTACCAGCCGCCGTTGACCAGGGAAAAGGGCGGGTCCACCGACTCGTCCAGGATCAAAGAGCCGGTATCGTTGTAGAGCATGATCCTCGGATCGCCCCGGATGAGGGATAGGTAGAAGATTGGCTGCCCCGGCCCGTACCGGGTGTTAAAAATCGGGCAGTAGGTATTCCCCACGGAATAGGTGGTGGGGTTCATCCAGCCGCCGCAGACAATCCTTGCCCCAAGGCTTGCGAAAATGCTGCCGTCGTTGGTCACTTTCAGATAGTTCTGCTCAGAAGATGGGTTCACAATGTTCATGCGGAAGTAATTCCCCAGACGGTTTGCGGAAAGGGACGCGCTGGTGCCACTCCAGTTGTTGATGTATGCCGCCCGTCCCATGCCGGAGGAATCCAAAAGGCAGTCGTCCTCATCCGGGTCCGACTCATTGAACCGCCACAGGCCGCCCTTTGCCCACTCTTCCGGGAACTCGCCGGTAAAATCCGTCTGCTTATTCAGTATCGTTTTCAGTGCCATTACCGCTCACCTCCATCTGCTCCTTGCCTGGATTTCCAGCCCCGTAAACGTGGCGTTTGCCGCCGTTACG